TCGGGGCGGGATAAGCGCGCTGATTTTTTTGCGGCGCAGTTCATCGTGACAGAGCCGGGTGTCGTAAGCGCCGTCTGCCGATGCTGCCCTGATTTTTCTGTGAGTCTGCCGGATAAGACCCGGGAAGGCCTCTGAGTCCGTCACATTGTTCAGCGACAGGTCAGCGCAGATGATTTCATGTGTTTTACTGTCAACGGCGAGATGCAGCTTACGCCAGATACGGCGGCGTTCCTGGCCATGCTTTTTGACTTTCCACTCGCCTTCACCAAAGACCTTCAGCCCGGTGGAATCAATCACCAGATGCGCGATTTCACCCCGGGTGAACGTTTTGAAACTGACATTAACCGACTTTGCCCGCTTACTGACACTGGTGTAATCCGGGCAGCGCAACGGAACGTTCATCAGGGCAAAAATGGAATCAATAAAACCCTGCGCAGCCCGCAGGGTCAGCCTGAACACGCGTTTAATGACCAGCACAGTCGTGATGGCAAGGTCAGAATAGCGCTGAGGTCTGCCTCGTGAAGAAGGTGTTGCTGACTCATACCAGGCCTGAATAGCTTCATCATCCAGCCAGAAAGTTATGGAGCCACGGTTGATGAGGGCTTTATTGTAGGTGGGCCAGTTGGTGATTTTGAACTTTTGCTTTGCCACGGAACGGTCTGCGTTGTCGGGAAGATGCGTGATCTGATCCTTCAACTCAGCAAAAGTTCGATTTATTCAACAAAGCCATAAAGAGCTTGCGATAAAAAATTCGAAAAACAAAAAAAATTAGGCCCATGGATCGTACTCGCTGATCACGTTGGGCTGCTTTCCGCCGGCAGCAGGGAAATCCGAACGTTTCGTCACTGGATACGCGAACGTCAGAAGCAGCGCATCACCCTTGCCCGGCGACCGGCCCAGACGCTCTTTGATATCTTCCTTCGGTTCCATGACGATCTTGCCGTCCACCCTCACCTTGTACTCTGCCGCGGACAGGTCGTCCGCCGTCTCCTGGTCATCCAGCGCGCCGCCTAGCTTGAGCCACGTCTTGCAGGCGTTGAACATCTCGCCGCGCTTATTCAGCATCTGCGGGTCTGCCGATGCGCCGCCGAACGGCACAAGCTGCCAGGTGCGGCCCCAGCCATCGCCGATGGACTTCAACCCGGTGCCGTAACCGAAGTCGATAAACACCGCGTCAGCCTGGTACTGGTCCTCAAAGTCAGCGATACGCTTCGCCATAATCAGATCGTCGGTGGTCTTGTTTCCGGTCCACAGCACTTTGCTGTGCAGCCCCTGGCGGAGATAAATCACTGCGTCATCCACGCCGGAATATGCCGGGTCGACGCCGATTATCCGTGGGGCGTGCGACACCTGCGCAGCGGTAACCACGCGCTTCATCGCCTCATCGGTCAGCCCGGTAGGGATGAACTGCAGCTCTGACGCATCAGGGAAGATCCCGCGCACACGGACCTTCACAAAGTCGCTGTCCTCGCCGTAGTCATCTACCCATTTCTGCAGTTGCTGCTTGTTGGTGCCTTCGACGGTGCGGCTGTCGATCTGCGAGCACTTCCAGCGATGCTTGTATTTGCGGAAGCACTCGCGGAATCGCCCGGTGTTACGCGTCGGGTTACCGAACGCCACCCAGATGATTTCGGTGTCTTCATCCGTCAGCGCGCCCTCGGCAACCTCCCAGACCAGATCCGCGATGTTGGATGCTTCGTCAAATACGACGATGATGCGCTTGCGCTCGTTGTGCAGGCCTGCGAACGCTTCTGTGTTGTGCTCAGACCATGGGATTGCGTCAGCGCGCCAGCGTTTGTCGTGGCCCGGATCGTTGCTGTACATCGCCGTGGCGGTGCACGTAAACCAGTCTTTGTTGATAGCAAGGTTCGACCATTTGATGATTTCCGGCCAGGTCTTCGTGCGCAGCTGGTTGTCGGTGTTGGCGGTCACCACCACCTTGCAGTCCTCACAGGTGGACATACCCCAGTTAATCAGCATCGAGATGAAAGCGGATTTACCGATACCATGACCGGAGGCCCGGGCAATCATCAGCGGCTGGTGACGCGTCGCGGGGTTCTGGAGGTGCTCGCCTATCTCGCGGAATGCGTCAGCCTGCCACTGTCGCGGCCCGGAGGCGTGCGCCAGTTCGGTGCCATCCTCCCCCCACGGGAACGCATACAGCGCATAGCCCAGCGGGTCATGGGTGAAACTGGCGATATCGTCGATCAGCTGTTCTTCCGGTGATAAAGCGGCGCCTGTCACTGGTCACCACCCTGGCGCTCTTTCAGGCGGCGCCGGGCGGCGGCCATGCGGTCGGCAATGGTAACGTTCACGTTAACTTCCATGCGCTCTTTGAACGCATTAACGTCGACGTGCTTACCGATGAGCTCGAGGTTTTTCACCTTGTCGGGCCATTTCACCTTCTTCAGGATATGCTCGACATCCTCAACAGAGAGATCCGCCTCGCCATTCTCTTTTTGCAGAGAAGCCTGGGTTGTCTTGATGGTAGCGATATCCATAGCACTGAGAGAGGTACGCCAGACCTTCGGCCATTCAGCGATCGGCTTCATCCCACCGTCATCATTCAGGATATCAAGAACGTCCATCTGGTCTATTTCCACCAGGCGCAGCAGCACGTAATCGGCGCTGACGCGCAGGCGCTTGTTGCGCTCCTCCATGAGCTCAGCAATTCGTTTCTGGATACGCTCATCACGCATCATTGTGCTGGCTTTGACGTGGGCAGACTTCGGTGAGAACCCGGCGTTGATGGCCGCCTGCGTCTGATTTTCAGGGCATTTCACATACTCCTGGGCGTAGGCTTCCTGCATCACCGTCAACGGTTTGTACTGAGTTGATTTGCGCTTCGGATCCTTTGGCATGGTAAACACCCCGAAAATAATTACCTTTTAGGTAATAATACCATGCCACCAGCGATGTTACATGATCGGAATATCATCATCACTCACCCACCCGGCCCGGTTTATCAGGTAGGTAACGACACCCCGCACTTCAACATCGTCCAGGGCGTCCCCTTCCAGCGCCTCACCATCATCAGTGATCAGCGCCTGCCCGCGGACAACAGCGAATTCAGTTTTCCCGGCATATGCGATAAGAACATGATCACCCTGCTTTGGCCGGCGGCAGACATCGACGATGGCATAACCGGCGGCAGTCTCCAGGGCGCGACAGTTGGCGTCATACTGACAAAGGCGGGAAACGGTTAGCGTTTGCTCAACGTAGTCTGCGGCAGGTGATGGAAACCCCATGATGACCTCACATAAAAAATACTGTACATTTAAACAGTATAATCATGTGAGGATTTAGTCAATCTGTCGTGACATGTCACAGAGGTAATTTTGTTTCATGCCAGCCGAGTGTGACCCAGCACTGAGAATCGCCAGCGCATGGGCATGACGCCACCGGCAGCGCATCGCCACACTTGCCGCAGCGGCGTTTGCTGATGGCGTTAATCCGGCCGCGCACCCGGGCATCATCCTGGCGGATCAGCAGCGAGATGTACTCGGCCATTTCGTAGGGATCACGACCAGGGCGCCTGGCGGCGCAGTTCCGCGCCAGCATTTCCTGCTCCTGCTCATCCAGCACCAGTTCAATCTTGCGCTCACCGGCGGCGGACTGCCGCGCGCGCTGCGCGGCTTTGCGTTCTGCTGGGGATTTAGGCATCAGTCTTCATCCTCATCCCAATCGTCATCTTCCTCATCCTCGTCGTCATCGCAGGAAGCGAGCAGCGGATTCATTCGCCGCCCTACCTGGCAGGCGTACCCGCGGCGACCGAGGTTGTGTAGCACGCTGTAGATTTCGAACATTTAGGTTCGCTCATCACCAATATCAAGCTCACAGGCCAGCGCGTGGCATTCAGTAGCGAGCTCCGATATCTTCTGAAGCAATTCGACTTTATTCACCTTTCACCTCCTGCGGGGCGGCTGCGAGCATGGCTGCGCGGCAGGCGTTCCAGCCCTTCACCTCAGCGATGGCTGCTACTGCATCCACGGCGTACATGCTCAGTGTATTTGGAATTGGTTTTTCCTCCGGCACTACCGGCGCCGGCTGCGCGTGGCGATAGAGCGGCAGTACAGCCACATCACCATCTTTTGCAACAAATTCTGCGCGGCGTTCATCGTTTGTAACATGCCATTGCTCACGATAGTGCCATGCCCATGCCACCGGCTCGCCGTCCATTGCGGACAGCGCGATTTGTGCCAGTTCGATCCGCTCATCCCATGAAACTTTGCAGATAGTGTTGTTATCAGCGAGTTGTTCCAAGCGCTCTCTGGTTATGGTTGATTTGGTCATTGGTTGGCTCCTGGCTTATTGATGCGCGATGTTATATTCCGACCGCAGTCGCAGCAGTAGAACGCTTTTCCGCCGCGAATGCCGCTGGTGTGCTGCCCCTCAAGGAATGAACCATCCCAAGCATAAAACTGTTTGTAATCCACAACCTCTTTCGTGTGGAATCCATTCTCACCGCCGCAGTGCGGGCATGATTTCGGGTTTTCTATAGCCATCACTCAGCTTCCACCTTGATGCCAGCCCTATGAGCCGCCAGGCATTTATTGAACCCGTCGTTGTTATTAGCCAGCCCAAGATTCCAGCCAGCAGTTAAGCCAGCTCTGTAGGCGCTCTCCTGCAGGTTTTCTACAGTGACGGTGCGGGACTCCAGCTCTGTGATTCGTTGCTCAGCCGCCTTGCGCTTGCGGAACTGCGCCTTACGACTGGCTCTCAGATTATTTTTAGCCAGTTCAGCCATGTAGAGTTGGTGCTCTGCGTTAGCCAGCCGTTGACGAACTTCATCGTTCTCCAGTTCATCAATCCGCTGCTGCGCCTTCTCCAGCGCCTCTACCAGCGCGCCAATGACTTTGGCTGCTTGTCCACATTCATCAACGATAGAGACGTTGGTGCCGGTATCCCTGCCATCAACCTCTAACCGCAAATCAAAGTCATCGGAGTCAATATCAGCAGGTTCAAACTGGGAAATATATTCCAGGGTAAATACAGACGCTTTCGCTTTACTGACGAGTAGCGCCAGTTCGGTGATATCAGTTGTCATGCTGCTCGCTCCGCCTTCTGCTTGTTGAATACGGCCCAGCTAAGGGCATCAAGTTTGCGCTGGCCCGCTTTGTCGAAGAGGTGAATGCAGTTTTTGCAGGCATGATCGGCCTTAACCTGCACCTCAAGTTGAGCCAGTTGCTCATAGGTGAGCGTTGCCAGCTTCAGGCGGTTCCAGCCGAAGTTATGGATACGGTTGCTCATTTGTCGGCCCCCTCGCGCAGCGAGTCTGCCAGCCACTGCAAATTCATGATCTGCACGCCGATATTGCTGAACTTCTTCTCCAGGTGAGCGATGGCCTTCTCAACTCCGCGCGCCTCGGCTTCGGCTACGATGCGATCGGTGGCGGGGATATTTTTCAGCGCATAACAAACATCGTCAGTGCTGCACGGATCATCCTTTCCGCAAACCTCGCAGAAGTGAACCGAATGACTATGGTCTGTAATGGCGTTCTTCAGCGCCATATTCTCCGCCGCCAGTTGCCGTACTTTTTCACGCAAACCATCAGCGCAGTTATGGTTACCGTTTTTACCGCGATGCCAGGAAAATCCGCAATCACAGTGAAACACGTTCCCGATCTCTTTTATGTTCATGCTGTCACCCATTCGATCATCATGCATACGCCCCAGGTCACAGCGACTACTGCAACCCACCCGGCAACATTAACCAGTGCCGCAAACCAGAACAGCGTGCTACGACTGCAATGTTCAAAATCCATACTTACCCCCGCTTACCCGTTTAACTTATTGATTCAATTGATATCAATGAAGATCGTTGTTTTAGAACTCTTCGACCTTCCACCCGCCTCCGGCTTTTTCCGGGAGCTTCGTTACTCCGATGATCCGGAATGGGTACTGGTCGGCGGCGACTTTGGTTTTCACCCTGGCATCGTCAGTCCAGAACCCTTTCACCTCATGCAATTCCATCTGGCCGTTTTCCAGCATCACGGCGAAGTCAGGCGTGTAGAACGTGTTGTCAGCCAGACGCAGCTTGATGCCTTCGAACCGGTACCAGGCGATTTCCCCGTAGCGCTTGCGCAGTTCAAGTTCTTGCGCATACGCCGTTTCGGTTTTGTTCATCTGGCCCGCTTTAAGCCGGCCAAGTGCCTGTAGTGTCTTTCGCATGATTTTTACCTTATTGGTAATTTATAACCATAAACGGATCAATATCAATAGTCTTGCGCATATTTTATTACCTTTTTGGTAAATATTAAGGCGTAAAAAAACGCGCTTCCGCGCTGCGCTGGCTGTCAGGGCGCCGGTCCGCCCCTGAATCCCGGCGGGATCTCGGTATCCGGACGGGATATGGTGTTCACATCTCGCTGCCCAGAGCCGCCTTTCAGCTCGAACAGCCCTTGCCAACCCTTCGCCATGCTCTGCTTCACGATCTGCATCTGCCGTGTGTGGTTTCCGCCAGACAGGTTAATCAGTTCGGTGATTGCTGCCCCCTCGCTCCGTTCAGTTGGCGCGTAGGCTTTAAACCGCATTTCTGACCTGTAGGCCTTCCACTCATCCCAGGCTTCGGCATTGAGCTGTTCAGGATACGGATAAGATTTTTTTGTCTCCCTCCCCCTTGGGGGGTTAGGGGGGATCTTATCTTTTACTTCTTCCTCTTCCTCTTCCTCTTCCTCTGGTAACGCTTTTTGTAACGCAGCCAGCGTTACTTTCTGCGTTTCATTTTTACGGTGTGCTGCAACCCTTCTGTTTGTAAGTGCCCGTTTTTTAGAGCTTTCCCCATTATGGCGCTCAAAGTTGGGGAGAATAAGCTTGTTGCCGTCGTAGGCGAGCCAACCAACAGCGATCAGTGCATCAGCGAATCCTGTAATAAAAGCGATACGGTCAAGCACTCCTTTTGTAACGCTGCCAGCGTTACCGTCAACAGTTTGCTGATCTGCCCATGCCCATATGCGAACGAGCTTACCGAGTACCGCATCGGGGTCGATATTCAGGATTTCCGCTATCTGGAAAATCTCAGGCTTGTCTGGTGTGATCACCTCAACTTTTATCCAGCTACTGGCCATCCTGCACCCCCATATAAGCGCGAATGAAAGCCGCTGCGGCCTGGGCGTTTATAGCGTTACCGTACCCTTTCAGGCGGCCGACGCGGTTGCTGCTTGCCACTCTTGCCACCCCGGGCTCGACTCGTCCCATGCGTGCGGCAGACCCATTAACCAGCGGGAATGTGCCGGGTTCAACTGGACGCCATTTGCCATCTCGACATAAGAGCCAGTCCGCATCTCGCCAAAAACCGTTAACCTCAAGGGTCCGCAGGTGAAAGCCTGGCGCGGCAGCTGGTCCAGTCGCTCCTTCCCGTCCCGCTGGGCAGTCATTCCCGCTGAGTCCTTCCAGTCGCGCGACGTTGGCGTTACCCAACCCGCCAATGCCGACGCCGATTGCAATCCCGGCGCCGGCCCGCGTTTCTTGTCCGGCGGCCGAGGTCCGCCTGTCATATCTCCCACTACCGGCGTTGGCCACCCAGTAGGCCCGCTCTCTGATGTGCGGTGCACCGATGCCCGCTGACGTAAACGGCACAAGCCCGAAGGCGTATCCCACTCCTTCCAGGTCTGCCTGTACAAGGTCGAACCATGTGTTTGCGTTACCGCTTGCAACCTGTTCGCCAAAGACATGCTGAGGTCTGCGCTCGCTGATGAGATGGAAGAAGTGGGGCCAAAGGTGCCGCTCGTCAGCAAACCCATCTCCTTTGCCTGCCGCGCTGAAAGGCTGGCACGGGCAGGAGCCAGTCCAGACCGGGCGATCGTCAGGCCATCCGGCGAGGCGGAGGGAATGGGACCAGACGCCGATACCGGCGAAAAAGTGGCACTGGGTAAATCCTCTGAGGTCGTCAGGTGTGACATCTTCAATACTCCGTTCATCAACTTCGCCAGGGGCAATATGCCCGGCGGCTATGAGGTTACGCAGCCACTGCGCCGCGAATGGGTCGATCTCGTTGTAGTAAGCTGAAGGCGTCATGCTGCCTCCCTGGCCTTTCTGGCTGCTTTCAGACGCTCTGATCTCATCTGCGCCTGCCGGCGCGCGCGCTCGTTATTGCACGTAACGCACTCGCCGCTGATGGTGTATCGCTCGCTGTCGTGGCCATGCTTACACGTCTTCCCTGTGTAGAACCGGGTGAGCCCCTGCTCAATGGCCTCTCGCTGGGTAATTCGTTTCATAGACTTGCCCTCTTTCTGCATTTGTCTTTGGTAATTTTGCAGCAAGCCAAAAAAAGATCAACCGTATTTGGATAATTATTACCAGATTGGTATTCAGGGAGAGGCAGGAGCCGCCTGGGGGTGGCGGCGCGGGTGACTTTTGAGGATTAACGTTCGTGGAACCAGAGGACCAGGTCGGATTTTGCGGAGATCCACTTACGGGATTTGCAGGCTTTAAACAGTCTTTCTAACAGAGGCTTACGTGGAATTCTTCTACGGCCAGTCAGGTGAACCTGAATGTAGTGGCTGGTCGTGCCGGCGTCACTTGCGAACTCTTCTCGCTCAGCCGGCGAGAGGTCGAGCCAGCAGCGTTTGAAGTCAAATTTTTGCACATCGCTCATATTTTTTAGTCCCGGACTAACTTTAGACAGCCTGATTATTACCAATCTGGTGTAAAAATCAATGACTGTTACCTTTTTGGTAAATTTACCTTTATGGTAATATCCTATTAAATTTAATCAGTTAGGTAACAATTTCAGGCCAAAAAAATAGAAATGAAAAGCATCTACGACATAAGACGCGACAACCTCAATGAGATAATCCGGAAGGATTTCGATAACACGCAACTCCGGTTTGCCGAGAGAATCAAAAAATCAGCTAACCTCGTTAACAGGTGGAGCAAGGGGACAAAAAATATCGGCGCTAACGCGGCACGCGAGATCGAGTCGTTCGCCGGGAAAGGTCGTTTCTGGCTGGATATCGACCATCTGTCAGATACCCCGACGCTGCCGGAGATTATCGACCCGCAGGAATGGAGTGTGGAAAAGCAGGCAGCGTTTACCCTGGGTGTATGGATGGGACAGCATCCGGATCTGAACTCAGAGAAAAAGGTTTCGGAAGCGGCCGGCATCGGCCAGGCGACCGTAAATCGCATCCTGAACTGCGAAGGCTCCACCAGCATTGGCGTACTGTCGGCTATCGCCAGGGCGTTCGGTCGCGATGCATATGAGTTGATCCTGCCGCCTGGTAATGCTGGTCTGATTGACTATGACCACCATGAATACGCCGGGCTGCCGCAGGAAGAGAAAAACAAGATCGCCGCCTTCATCAAGTTCATTGTCAGCCAGAACCAGTAACCTCTAACCTACCTGTCACCTCCTGATGGGATAACTCCCCGCGTTTCATGCATTTACCAAAATGGTAAATTTTTACTCGTCAAATCTATTGACACAGCCATAAATTGATCAGATTATTACCTTAACGGTAACAACAGGGCGTTGAATTACCAGAAATCCACCACCGGGTGGCTTTCTCATACCCCTTATATTTACCAAATGGTAATAGTGAGGTGTGTATGCAATGGCAAATCATTAACGGCTGGTACTGCGTTACGGCATGCGGGCTGATGAGCTGGAAGTTTCGCACGCTGCCGGAAGCAATCAGCTGGGCGTTCGTCAGCAAACTGGCAGCAAAAACGGAAATGGGTATGGGGGTGAGTAAGTGACTGATTTAGCAATTATCGAAATCGCGCCAGACATGTCGCCGGCAATTTACGTTGAGAACGGGCTTGATTCCTTCCTGGAAAAGATCCGCGCCGGAGTAAACGAAGTTCCTGACCTGAGCACTGCAAATGGACGGGCTCGTATTGCATCGCTGGCCGCACAGGTATCACGCAGCAAAACTGCTGTAGAGAAACCTGGCAGGGATTACCTGAAGCGCCTCAAGGAGCAGCCGAAAGTGGTTGAAGCTGAATTGCGCCGCTTCGTCACCGAATGCGATCAGCTGCGCGATGAAGTACGCCGCCCTCTTACCGAGTGGGAAGATGCTGAAAAGGCGCGCACCGAAGCACTGCAGCAGCGCCTTGTGGATTTGCGTGCGCTGGCTGACGTGATCGACACCTCCGGTAACTACCTTCCTTCTGCTGATATTCAGGCGCGCATTCTGGAAGCTAAATCCGTAGTACTGGATGACAGTTGGCAGGAACGCGCAGCAGAGGCGGGAGTGGCTAAAGATTCAACTATTCAGCAACTGGAAGCGTCGCTGGTAATAGCTCAAAAGCGCGAACATGAAGCCGCTGAGCTTGATCGCCTGCGCAAAGAGGCAGAAGAAAAAGCACGCCTTGAGCGTGAAGAGAATATCCGCCGTGAAGCCGCTGAACAAGCTAAGCGTGATGCAGAGGAAAAGGCACAGGCTGAAATTGATGCTGCTGCACGCCGTGAATCTGAAGCCAGAGCTGCAACTGAACGCGCAGAGCGCGAAAAAATTGAAGCCCAGCAGAAAGCAGAGCGTGAAGCAAAAGCCGCTGCGGAAAAAGCTGAGCAGGAAAAGAACGCTGCTATCGCAGCGGAGCGCCGCCGTCACGAGGAAGCTGAATCAGCGCGCCTGGCTGAGCAGAAGCGCATTGCGGAAGAAGAAGCGCGCCGGGCCGCTGATAAAGAGCACCGCCGCAGCATCAATCGACAGGCTATCGCAGACCTGATTGAAAGCGGCCTTACGCAGGAAATGGCAGAGAAGGCACTGATCGCCATCGCCAGCGGGAAGGTATCTGCAGTCTCTATCAAGTACTGAGGTGCGTATGAATACTCAGCAGATTAACAACCTGAAAAAAATCATGAACAACATCGACGGCGACTACCAGCTTAACCAGATGCTGTACGAGCGCCACGTCGAGCTTATCGACGCGATCAAGTTCCATCAGCTGCAAAAGCCATTCTACGAGCTGGAGCGCAAAGGCGTGCGCAGCGAGATCCTGGAAGAGCTGATGATGAGCTCTGAGTTTGAAGAATGCCTGGCCGCGTATCAGCGGGAACTGACCGGCATCATTGCCAAGTGGGATCTGGCTGACCAGCTGGATACGGCGAGGAACGCGGCATGACACCAGGAATTTACTTCGATATCAGCAATGAGGACTACCACGCCGGAGACGGCGTGAGTAAATCGCAGCTGGATATGGTGGCGCTGAGCCCGGCCCTTCTGCAGTGGCAGAAATCAGCACCGGTCGATACCGAAAAGCTGAAAGCTCTGGATATGGGAACGGCCCTGCACTGCCTGCTTCTGGAGCCTGAAGAGTTCGATAAGCGCTTCATCGTGGCGCCGCAGTTCAACCTGAGAACCAACCAGGGGAAAGCAGATCAGGAAGCCTTCCTGAAAGACGTCGAGAACATGGGCATGACGGTAATGGACGCCGAACAGGGCCGGAAGCTGAAACTGATGCGTGATAGCGCAATGGCACATCCGGCAGCGCGCTGGCTGCTTGAGGCGGAAGGATTCTGCGAAGCCTCCCACTACTGGACGGATCCGGAGACTGGCGAGCTGTGCCGCATACGCCCGGACAAGCGTCTGAAGAATCACCCTGTTCTGCTGGACGTGAAGAAGGTTGCCGATATGGGGCGTTTCTCGCGCCACATTGAGGAATTCCGGTACCACGTACAGGACGCGATGTACCGCGAAGGCGCGCAGCAAACCACCGGCGATCCACATGGATTCTTCTTCCTTGCAGTGAGCGAAACCATTGACTGCGGCCGCTACCCAGTTCGGGTGTTCGAACTTGATGCGCAGGACGTGGACACAGGGCATGCGCTCTACCTCCGGGATCTGAATACCTATCACCAGTGCCGCGAAACAGGCGACTGGGGTGGATTTGAAGTTATTAAACGCCCTGAGTGGGCACGTAAACAGGATATGTACGTATGAGCAACGATATCGCAATCACTTCTCAGCCTGGTGCTACCGTCGGCACCGCCGCGGCAATCTTCAGCCCGGAAGGCATCAACCAGTTAGTGCGCTTTGCTGAACTGATGGCTCAGAGCAGGGTTACTGTTCCGGCGCATCTTGCAGGGAAGCCGGCAGACTGTATGGCTGTAGCAATGCAGGCTGCACAGTGGGGAATGAACCCTTTCGCTGTAGCGCAAAAAACCCACGTCATTAACGGCGCGCTGGGTTATGAAGCGCAGTTGGTAAATGCAGCCATCACTGCAATGGCGCCAACAAAGGATCGCGTTCACTTTGAATGGTTCGGCCCATGGGAAAACGTGATCGGAAAGTTCATCGAAAAAACAAACGACAAAGGGAAAAAGTATCTGGCGGCTGGATGGTCAGCAACGGATGAAAAAGGGTGCGGGGTAAAGGTCTGGGCAACGCTGAAAGGTGAAAGCGAGCCTCGAGTACTGGACCTATTACTTACCCAGGCACAGGTTCGTAACTCAACTCTATGGGGCAGCGATCCAAAACAACAACTCGCATATCTGGGGGTTAAGCGATGGGCCCGCCTGTATTGCCCTGACGTAATTCTCGGCGTCTACACCCCTGACGAATTGCAGGAAGCAGCACCTCGTGTTGAGCGCGATATTACGCCAACACCAGCGACTGCATCCGGCATGAACAAGCTGATCAACACGAAGCCTGAACAACCGGCGGAAGATAAACCAAAGAGCAGCGACGACCGCGATCCAGAAGAAATTCTGTGCGCTTTCACTGGCGCAGCGATGAACTACAACACGCTGAAGGACCTGGACAACGCTTACAAATACGTTGCCAAAAAGCTCGCTAACGATGATGAGCGTCTGGCTAAAGCTACGGACGTCTACAGCATCCGCCGCGAAGAGCTGAATCAAATCCCGATGTAATCACCACCGCGGCGCCGGGCGCGCCGCACTGAAAAAAGAGAGGTAACGATGAAAGGTGCATTAGGCAAAAAGGAACTGCTGGCGGTGGTGCCTGTATCGATGAGCACTATCGACCGCATGGAGAAAAACGGGGAGTTCCCGAAGCGTTTCTGGATCACAGACAAGCGCTGTGCCTGGAACAGCGAAGAGATCGAGCGCTGGCTTGATGAACGTCAGCAGAACGGCACAACGGAGTTTGCTGGAAAAAAGCCTCCGGTTGAGCAGCGAGTATTTCGCCCGGTTGGTAACGCGGCGTGACGTCGCTGGCGAGGTACTGGCAAAGGTGGTCAGGATGGTTTCTGTACCTGGCTGCCGTATCCGCCTGGCTGTTCCTGCTGGCGGTCATTTTTCGAGAGGGTTGGATACGATGAATCGGATGGAAAAATACCACGCGGATTATGTCTCTCAGCGCAAAGCGCCCCCTCTTGTCGCCGTAACGCCGGCGGCAATGGAGATCGAGCAGCGCGCTATTGCTCGCGAGAACAAAGGCCAGTACCGCCTGGCTGCTCGTCTCTGGCTTGAGTGCATGGATGCGGCCACTGGCGAGGTTGAGCGGGCCCGTATCGCTATACGCCGCGATCAGTGCATTGGCCGCGGGAATCGGCTTCGCCAGGGATGCTATGCCGGGATCTGCGCCACCGCTGGGGTGATTTATGACTAACCCACACGACAGCATTCGCGTAGGCAGTATCACGCTGGTTTATTCGTCCGTGCGCCGTGGTTGGCTGGCGCCCGGCGGCCAGGTTATCCAGAACCCGCTGAAGGCTCAGCGCGTGGCCGAGCAACTGAATAGCAAGAAGGGGGCAGCATGACGGGGAAATACACTCTTATCTACGCTGACCCTCCCTGGGTTTACCGTGACAAAGCAGCAGACGGAGAGCGCGGCGCCGGTTTCAAGTATCCAGTGATGAATGTTCTGGATATCTGCCGGCTGCCAGTATGGGAGCTCGCCGCCGAAGATTGCCTTCTGGCTATGTGGTGGGTACCGACTCAGCCGGTAGAGGCGCTGAAAGTCATGGAGGCCTGGGGATTCCGCCTGATGACCATGAAGGGATTCACCTGGCACAAGACGAACAAGCACAAAGGGAACAGCGCGATCGGCATGGGCCATATGACACGGGCGAATAGCGAAGACTGCCTGTTTGCCGTACGCGGGAAACTACCGGCCCGCATGGATGCCTCAATCTGCCAGCATGTCACGGCGCCGCACCTGGAGAACTCGCGCAAACCGGACGTTATCCGCGAGAAACTGGTGCAGCTGCTTGGCGATGTCACACGCATTGAACTCTTCGCCCGCCAGTCGTCTCATGGGTTCGACGTATGGGGGAATCAGTGCACGGCGCCGGCGGTTGAATTGCTGCCAGGCTGCGTCGTGCCGGCAGTGAAGACGGAGGCTGCATGAACATTGCCGAAGAGGCCTCGCTGATACGACAACTCGAAGAGGCGCGCGCCATTATCAACCAGAGGAATGGTGAGATCCTTCACCTGCAGCGAGAAGCGGAGCGCTACCGTGAGCAGCGGGATTCTGCAAATGCAATGGTTAAGTTCCTGCGCGGGCTCTTTGAGAATTCTTCGCAGGCGACACAATGAGCCGCCTCCGGGCGGACTATTGTTCATTCATCCACTTTTCAAATGCAGACGGGGAGAACGGAACCAGGTCGTAATGCTCCCCGTTTATCCATGCATCAACCATATTTGCCCACTGCTGCAGCATGTAGGCCCGCTGCCGGGAATACTCAGCCTTATTGTAAACCGCCCTCACTCCCTTCTGTTCATGCGCCAGCGCCTTCTCTATCCAGTCTGACGGGAATCCCGCTTCATGCAAAAGCGTGCTCGCTGTGCGCCGCAGGTCGTGCACCGTGAGAGGTTGCAGGCTCTCACCGGCATCCGCTGCCGCAGCAACCGCGCGATCGATGACTGAGTTCAGAGCGGCATTGGATAGCGGCTTACTGGTGCTGTAGCGACCTGGCAACAGATAATCACTCCCGCCGGCGCACATCTGCAGGCCTACCATCAGATCCTGCGCCTGAGGCGGCAGATAGATGACGTGCGACCGGCTCCCCTTCATCCTGTCAGATGGGATCGTCCAGGTTCCTTTGCTGAAATCCACCTCTTTCCACGTCGCCATGATGAACTCGGTTTTGCGCACCATCGTGATCAGGATGAGCTTCACAGCCAGTTTTAAGGTTGGCAACGTGCTGACGGTGTCGAGCGACCTGAACAGCACGCCGATTTCTTCCGGCTGCAGGCAACGGTCACGCGGTTTAAACATGGCGATCGCTGAAGGTTTGATATCTGCGGCAGGGTTGAATAACCCATGCCCGCGGTCATTGGCATACCGGTAAACGCTGCTGATGATTTCACGCGCCTGCACCGCCGTCGCACGTCCGCCGCGCTCGACTATGCGATCGCAAAGATCACGCACCATAGGGGTCGTTATCTCGGACATCATTTTGTTTCCGAGAACAGGCAAAATATCCCGGTCGATTACTGATTGCTTCATAGCCCGCGTGCTGTCAGCCAGGACCACATGTTTCATGTAGGCGTCGGTATGTACCGTAAATGTTTCGGCGCCGCGGATCCGTTTGATACCGTCACGTTTAGCCGCAGCCGGCGACTGGCCTGCGTTCAGCAGCTTTTTAGCCGCTATCAGTTCATCCCTGGCTTCAGCCAGCGTGATACCGTCACGACCATACTGACCGATAACCAGCGTCTCCCGGCGGCCGTTGATGCGGTAATCGTAACGAAACGAGATGGTGCCTGAGATCAGCACGGCTACGTATAGACCGTCGCGATCGGAGACCTTGTACAT